TCTTTCATCTCGAAATACCCGGCATTGACAAACCGTTGCTTCGGCTCGTTCCGGTTAGAGAAGAATACGCCGACCTGCCTTAGCTTTTGGAATAGTGTGTTGCGTCCAAACCCCAGCTTGAGGATTTTAGCAGCCATTCCGATATCGACTTTGTCGTCGGTGATGAAGGCGGCATCTGCGAAGTCGGCTTTCGGTTGGAGCTTTGCGATCTTGGCATCCTTTTGCTGGTTGTCGGCTTCAAGCATAGCTTTTTCGGCCTTCGCTTGTTCCAGCCTCTTTTGAAGTACGGACATTGCATAGGCAATTGCTTCATCATCGTTAGCAACCGTGGTTACGCCTGTCGTGAGAAGTTCTTTAATACGATCGTTGCACCATAAATAGAAATCCGGAGAAAGCCATTGGGCAAATACCAACGCAAGGTCTTCGTGCATCCATGTACCTTGATTGTTACCGCCTTGATTTACAATGACTAAATCCGTTGCGGAAATTCCCGTTTTGATTGATAATGAACAGATTAGTTCCTTTGTTGACTTTGATGAAAGAAAGTCGTTAGAACGTTTGCCAAAAGGCTTTGCCATTTCAGTGGCATTAATCATTACACTATCCCCTTTCTGAAAAGTGATAGGACTTCCGTTGTATTGGAAGATTTGATTTACTGAATTGTTGAACATAACAATATAAATAAAAAAGTGCTATCGCCTGTCCCGATGTTCAACACATTCAGTAAATGCTGTGAGTACATTAATACTTCACACGGGGGTACGATAGCACTTAAATATCTTAAGTACGGTCATAAAAAATAACCTGCATAATGTATGCAAGTTCACGACCTGCATTTACTGATTTTATGTTGAACACCGCAAAGTTGGTGCATTTTCTTGAAATGACCAAAAGATTTCCAAAATATTTTATTTGTGTTTTAAAACATGAATTTTACCCCCCCCTGTTTGCATATATTAACAAATACTCTTATCTTTGCACTCTATCATTAATTTAATTGCAAAAACATGAAGAAACTCTTATTTTTAATGTCGCTTATTTGGGTGACATTATCTTCTTGTGAAAAAGAAGAGCCTGTAGTCACATCAATCGATTTAGACAAAAGTGAATTAGAATTAAAGGTTGGAGAAACATATGATTTCAAAGTATCGCATAACCCACCAGATGCTAAAGCTCCTACATATGAATGGAACGTTTCTCAATATTATCCTTTATGGGGTGGAGGACAAGGTGTAGATGTTGCTCGCATTGACCAATTAGGGCATTTTGAGGCAACAGATGTTGGAGAAACTTATGTAACTGTTATGACAACGGATATTATTGATCCAGTTACAGGAGAAAGATTTATCAGAAGATGCAAAGTCATAATAAAGCCTATTGAGGCAGAGGGTCTAAAATTGGATAAAACTGAAATAACTATTGATCCTAAAAAGAAAGAAATACTGACTTGCACTATTTCTCCAGAAAATGCGACAAATAAATCACTTTATTGGAAAACAAGCAATTCAAATGTTGTAACAGTTTCCCCAAAGGGCGATAATTCTAATCAATGCGAATTAACGGCAACAGGAGCCGGAGAGGCTGTTATAACAGTGGCTTTGAGTAATAATTCCCAATTAAGTGCAACATGTAAAGTTAAGGTTAATGCTGCAAAATTAGAAGGGTTGTCTTTGAGCGAAAAAGAGAAAACTGTTATTCAAGGGGAATCATTTAAGTTAACTCCTGTTTTTACTCCTGAATATGCAACGAATAAAAATGTAAAATGGTATTCATCTGATGAGAATATAGCAACGGTGGATAGTAATGGGAATGTAAAAACAGTTCATTTTGGAGAGTGTGTTATCAAAGCAAAATCAGAAGATGGTGGATTTGAAGCCGAATGTAAAGTTGTAGTTAAACCTATTCCTCTTGATGGCATAAAATTCGAAGAAAACTATTATTCTGTAGAGATAGGTGGTAAAAAACAACTAAAACTTCAATACTTTCCTGATAACGCAGGAAATAAAAGAGTAAAATGGTCATCATCCAATACTATTGTTGCAACAGTTGATGAAAATGGAGTGGTAAAAGGTAATACACGAGGAAACACCACAATTACAGCTATATCGGAAGATGGAAGTCATAAAGCTGAATGTCATATTCGTGTTGTGGAAATAGATGCAATGATGCTTGTCTATTTCCCATCAGCGTCAGTGTCCATAATAAATGGCTATTACACAGGCTCTATATCGTGTGCTATAAGGAATAATAGCTCTCAAACAGTAAAACTTACAAAATTTTATGTGGTTGACACTGGCAATTACAATATAGTGGCAGAAACTACCGATGAATCACTACTTGGGAAAGAGCTCAAGCCTGGGGAAACTTGCGCTCTTAGAGGTAGATTTAACTCTGTATACGAGCCGGCTTTTCGATGGGAATTTGAATATAACGGTCGTACATTTTCAACCTATAATAGATATGGAGATAGCGTAAGTTTAAAATCCTCTGAATCGATAGAACCCAAAGGTAAATCATCGAATACGATCCAGCTTTATAAGGATTAATATTTATAGCGAATGATTTATTACTTTTAGCCCTGGTCTCTTTATCGGGGCTTTTTTTATGCCTAGATTCCGCAGGCTTCTGAAACGGCAAAGAAAAACTTAAAAAAGTTTCCCGATTATTGAATAATTACCAAAAGGTTATTATATTTGCATAGTCATAAGACAGAGTGCACAATGTATGATGACGAAGAAGAGCTAAAGGCTCGGATTGAAGCTGCGGAAAAAGACCTTAGCTTCTTTTCCCTCTACTGGGATGATATTCGGGAAACCGACTGGATTTCGGACGAGGAGCTTGAAGGAAGTGTCAATGATGCGTTAGACGATTTGATTGATGCCAAAAACAAGCTGAAAGAAAGCGGTAGTCCCCCATAGTGGGGCTACCTTTTTCAAGAAACTAAAAACAACACTATCATGGACGTGAAATTAGAACTTAAGAGATGGAAGGCCGATTTTGCTTTGGTAAATACGAAAGAGCAAAAGGCAGAATATGACAAGCGGTTTAAAGCCTTTCTCGCTTCGTTGTCTTCGGTAGAAAAGAAAGAGTTCGCACAGGCGTATAGAGAAGGAGCAAAAGAGGCCATAGATGAAGCTAAAAAAATCTCAAAGATTATTGATCGTAAACAAAAACTTGACAATATACTTGGATTTGCTTCTATGTCATATATTGCAGAGCATTATTTTGGCAAGTCTCGCCAATGGTTGTACCAGCGTATAAACGGCAATATGGTAAACGGCAAGCCGGCTGATTTTACCCCGGATGAATTGAAGGTGTTTTCTGTTGCTTTATCCGAACTTGGAGATCAACTTAAACGCGCCTCCGTTGCAATATTATAGATAAAGTGAAGCCCCTCTCTTCCTCTGGCACTACCACCACTCCGGCAAGTCCTACGAAGCAACCTATCAAATGTAACATCTAGCCCGGTCAGCCGGGCTTTTGGTGAAAGGAAAGGAAGTTCCGGCGGGGAAGTCTCTAACCGCCGGTTTTTAGGACTTATGGAGAGCTATAACGGATAAAAATAAATAAATACATAACAAAATTGTAATTTAATATAATATTTTTTTGTAAGATTACTTGCTCATTTAAATTTTAAATGTGAGATTTGCAGCGAATAAGAGCTAAAACGCATCTTATATAATACCATTGAACACAATCAATCACTATTTGTTATATATATAAAGAATGTCTATGAATCATGATGATGTGCTTAAATTGAAAGCCGCAGTATTGTACGTTGTCAACAAATGCGGCGAAATAGGTTATATGCATCTATTTAAAATATTGTATTTTGCAAATAGAGAGCATTATGCTAAGTATGGTCGTAGCATTATAAATGACACTTTTTGTGCTCTTCCAAAAGGTCCTGTTCCTTCATTTTTATATGATGCTGTTAAACCTAACGTATCTAAAAGTGGAGATCAAAAAATAATCTTTGATAGTTTGTATAATCAAGATCCTACATATTACTATTTGTTAAGCACCAAAGAAGCTCCTGATATGGACGAATTGTCAAAATCGGATATATTGTGTCTTGACAAATCTATAAAAGAAAATATAGATCTTGATATGGATAGTTTGTCCGAAAAATCACATGATATAGCTTGGAAGGAAGCATGGGATAAAGGTCCTGCTAGACCTATGATGAATTTATCTATAGCTAAAGCAGGAGGGGCAAACAGGGCAATGCTTGAGTATATAAAAGAAAATGAATTGATTGATTCTATAATTGGGTAAATATGCCGTCCATATCTAATATTCTATCTTCGGAAAATTTGGGAAATTTAATGTCTTCTTTTATAAAACGAGGAAGTGTTTTTAGAATGCATTTGGATAAAGAAGAAGGCATAACGGGTAAAAACCCGGGAGATAATGGAAGAAATAAGTATTTTGTTGTATTAGGCATTAATGATGATGGAAGTATTATTGGATTTGTCTTGATCAATAGCCATGTTAATGCTAATTTATCGGATGAATTAAAAGATCTTCATTATCCGATAAGTGTATCATCATATCCATTTCTTAAGCGAAACAGTTTTATTGATTGCAGCAGAATAAAGGAGATAGAAAAGAGTAAGTTTTCATCTTTGTTTAACATTAATTCTAAAAAGGGTGAGATAAAAGAAGAAGATTTGGAAATGATTATTGGAGCGGTTAAATCCTCGCCTTCTGTAACTCCTAAGCAACTCAAGAAATTTGGAATTCAGCCGGAATAACCTCCGGCTTTATTTTTTTCTGCTCACGCCCTCCGATTGCCTCGGTGGGGTTCCGCCCTCCGATTGCCTCGGTGGGGTTCCGCCCTCCGATTGCCTCGGTGGGGTTCCGCCCTCCGATTAAACGATATCTATTTTTCGATTCAAGGCTTTAGCTACTCTGTCGAGGACATCTATTCCAACTGAAAATTTGCCATTCATGATTTTACACTATTCGAGAGCAAACTTCATTACATTTCAATTTCCTTTAATTTAGTTTGCTGCTCCGAACTTAAGATTCCTTTTTTCATGCGATGCCTTTGAAGGCCACACCAGCGACCTAATTTTGCTATCTCAGCATCTTTTGACGAAGCTACAGGCCATTTACCGGTTGATTCTCTATATTTTTTAACTATTTCGTACATTGCATTCCAATCATGAGTACGTAATACCCATTCGAATCCAATAGCGTTCAATTTAGCTTGTTTTTCCTGGCTTAAGCATCCTCTCTTCAAATATTCTTTTTGTCGATTACACCACAAACAAAGATTAGAAACCTTTGTATCTTGGGAGTTGAGTGCAGGCCAATTTCCTGTTGATTGCCTGTATTCCTTAACCTCCTCATATACTCTGTTCCACAAAGATAAACGAGGTTGCGTACAGACCAATCCAATGCCATTATATTTTCCCTTTCTGTCAAAAATTACCGCGCTCGATTTTTTGATAGATTTTTGCTTACCTCTATAAACATATTTCATAAAATTGATTGATTCCAATTTTTCAAGACGCTCTTGGGGCATTTTATACCCCCTTTTACCTTTTGCTATTGCTCTTTGATTGCAAAGCCATACCCCCAATTTTGCTTCACCTTTATTGCCTGATGTTGGTAAAGGCCATTTTCCGGTCTTATCCCTAAATTTTTTTAAAGCTTCAAACATTTCAAGCCACTTATCCTTACGTACCACCCCCCAATCGAATCCGATAGAATCGAGCATTTGCTTTCGAATGTCGCTTATTTTCCCTGATTTTTTATATGCCCTTTGAGTAACACACCACAACCCAAGTTTCTTTACATTCTTATCGCGACTACACGACGAAGGCCATTTCTCTGTATTAGCATGATACGATTTTAGTTTATTAAGCATATTGTTCCAAATAACATCCCTCTTATTTAGAGGTTTATGTTTTATTATTGATCGTTTTATAATAATCTCTATGCCAAGCAATCTAAAAACACTTTCTATTTTACTTTGACTCAAACCAGTTCTACCAGCAAGAAAACCGGTTATGTTAGATTTTCTTATTCCAACAGCATCGGCAACTGCCGAAGGTCCAATATCGTGGAATTTCATAGCCTCTTTGATTATTTCTCGTATCATTTGAAATAATATTACTTTTTTATCACAAGTTCTATATTGAGATATTCCAATATATATTCAATTTTATTCTGCCCCAAATTCATTTTCCCATTAAGGAATAAGGACATAGAGCTTTCCGAAAGCCCAATGTGTTCCGCAAGGTCTTTGCTTTTTACCTTGCGGAGCTTCATAGCCTCTTTTACAATATCTCTTATCATAATTAAAAAACAACAATTTGGAGTTTGTAGCCATTATTATCTGAAAATTGGTATACTTCGCAATTTTCATTGTAATATTCGGACTCTTTTATGTCATCGCAAGCGTCGACAAGCCCATCAAATAAAAATCCTTCTAATTCAGAGACAAAGTTGTCGATGGAATCGTCGCCTTGATTCTGCATAAGATCAAGCCCGGAGCCACCGTTGCCTAATGTAGCTAATACTAATGAGTTATTGCTAGACAGTTGACTCTTTACAAATTCTATAACTTCCTTTTTTGTTCTCATGATCTTTATGTTTTAAAATACTTCTTTTTCAATAACCAATTTGTCAGGAGTAATGTCATAATCTACGGCAAATGCGCATCCATCTTCATATTCTGTATCCTGGATAACATCGTAATCTGGCACTTCGAATGAAAAAATAACGTAATCAGGGGTGTTGTCGGTGATAAAATTAATGGCATCAGCCATGTTGTTGAACCCGAAAACGTAAGATCCAGATAATCTTTCGTTATTCGATATCTTGTCACTCTCATTTGATAAGATGCCATATTCTAATATGTCTTCTTTATTTTCTATAGGAGATGCGTGATACAGTTTCATGACTATTTATTTTTAATTGTTATTACTTGTTTTTTGATTACACTACAAAGATACGAAAAGTTTAAGTAATACCAAATTTTATAGGCTAAAAGTTTTTGTAATACCAAATATTTAACATTTTGTATCACTTTATCCTCTTTCCTCCAACACCTTCTTAAGCCTCTGCAACCTCAGTATATCACTTGCGAAGGTCGGATTATCCCAATTTCTCTTAACCGATCTGACATGCACATCGATGTACTTTCTCAAATCAAATATATTCTCACACTCGCTTAACCGGATCTCGTTAAACGTCACTTGGTAGTTTTCAAACCAGGCTATTAGCTGTTTTAATTCTTCGCTCATGTTTTTTCGGACAAAGGTAACTACGAAAAGATATTTTATCAACAATGTATTGTTGATATGAGGATTAATTTGTAATTTTGTGCAAAGGCCTAATTTTAAAATAGTATTTTATGTCTTCACAGCAAGGGCCTTTTATACCCCAAAAGAAGCAAGTTGATGTGTTTTGTCCTATTCATGGCAACTGGATAGGGCATTATGATTATGGCAGTATTGGATCTTATTACTGCTGGTGCAAAAAGTGTAAAAAAGAAATCAAAATCGTAATGGGAAAATGAAACTTACAATCAAACAGGAAAACTTTTGTAACTATTACATAGAATGTGGCAACGCTTCGGAGGCTTATCGGCGGGCTTATTCGTGCGGTAAAATGTCAGATAAAACGATATGGGAAGTGTCTTCTAAATTGCTTAAAGACAACAAGGTTGCTACAAGGGTTAAAGAGTTACAAGATGAGCAAAAAGAACAATCTGATCTTACAAAAGATAGAATATTGGCAGAACTATCAAACATTGCATTCTCCTCTATAGCTCATCTGCATAACACATGGATAGAACGTAAGGACTTTGAGTCACTTACCGAAAAGCAAAAGTCTTCGATCAAAAGTATATCCACCAAAATATTAAAGAAAAATGTCGGAACTAATGAAGATCCCGAAATTATAGATGTGGAATATGTTAAGGTCGAATTATATGATAAGATTAAAGCTATAGAGCGTATTTGCAAGATGCTCGGATATGACGAACCAACCGTTTTAGATTTAAGAAATGCCCTTGTCCAGATTGATACCGGTATTGATTAATGTTCTATATTTAAGATTTGTATTCGCTTTTTTAGAAAAATATCGGGGTTTATAATTTTATATGTATTCTAAATTTTAGATTTTTGTGGATAAGAAGGTAATAAGCTATAAGAGGTTCAATCCCAATTTTCATCATTTAAGAGTTGCTCTTAAGAATGATGACAATAGGTTTATCTTCCTATACGGTGGATCTTCTTCTGCTAAATCTTTTTCGATTTCGCAAGCTATTGTGTTGGAGTGTATTGAGAATGGATATAACACGATGGTGTTTAGAAAAACTGGAGCTACTATATCGGATAGTATATATAAGAGTATTCAGGAGGCTATAGGAGGCTTAAAACTTGGCGCATTCTTTAAGCCGGTAGAGGGGCAGATAAGGTGCTTTAATGGTTCATATATCACTTTCAAAGGCTTGGATGACCCCGAAAAAATAAAAGGCCTTGAAAGTTACCAATATGTATTCTGCGAAGAAATATCCGAATTTGATGAAAGTGACTTTAAGCAGATAAGGAAGCGCCTTAGAGGTAGGAAGGGACAAAAGATCATTGCTGCATTTAACCCCATATCCGAAGACCACTGGATTAAGAAGAATATATTTGAGCAGGAGAAATTGGTGGAAGTTGACAATCATCTTTACGGGAAATTAAAAGATAATCTAACAGGGAAGATATTAAAAAAAGAATATTCTGAAATCGCCCAGAAATGGACTAATTCCGCTAAGTTAATATTTAATCCTCGAACAAAAGAATACGATACACATAACCCTGATATAGTGATTATGCGGTCTACTTATCTTAATAATTTCTGGGTAGTAGGTTCTCCTGATGGGAGCTATGGTTTTTATGATGCCCAAGTGATAGCCGACTTTGAAAAAGATAAAGTAAATGATTACGCGTATTATCAAGTATACGCGCTGGGGGAATGGGGGACCGTTAAGACCGGAGGGGAGTTCTTCAGAAACTTCGAAATTGGCAAGCACGTCGGTCGTTGCGAGTACGATGAACGTTATCCTATCCATATAACTATAGACAACAATGTGCTACCATATATATCAATCGGATTCTGGCAAATTATTACGGGCGATGTAAATAGCGCAAGACAAGTTCACGAGATACCGGCAGAAGATCCTTTTAATACGGCTTCTAAAGCTTCTGAGGCAGCGGTGGAATACCTCAAGGATATTGGTTATAACGACAAGGTGTATCTATATGGGGATGTGTCGACAAAGAGCGGTAATACAATCGATGATGATAAACTCTCTTTTTTTGACAAATTTAAGGATGGTCTGGAAAAATCATTTGTCGTCGAAGAGAGGATGCCCAGAGTAAATCCATCTGTCGCCATGTCGGGGGAATTTATCAATGCCATTTATGCTGGCGCTATAAAAAGTATAGATATTAGAATAGATGAAAGTTGCAAGATTTCGATAAATGACTACTCTCGTGTCAAGAAGGATGTGAACGGAGCGATCTTGAAACAGAGGGTTAAAAATAAAGATACAGGGCAGACATATGAGCAATACGGCCATTTTAGTGATACGAAGCGATATTTTATAACGGAGGCTTTTAATAAAGAGTACACGAAGTTTTCTCTTAGAAGAAGTAGAAATAAGATTTCTGAGACCTCTATAAAGTATTATGACAAGTCAAAGGTCGACTTGTCTGAAGGATATGGCATGGTCGAAATCAACCCTTCCATCAATTCGCAATCCGTGTTTGTCAGGGTTATATTTAAAGATAACAAATGCTATGTCACAAGGGCAATGTTATCTGATACCATTATAGATGAGCTTGAGGTATCCTCGTTGATTGTTCCAGGTGATAGAGTTCAGGTGGAATGCGATCCTTCACTTGCGGCCTATGTCAAAAATTTAAAGGATCATGTCCAAGATGTTAGAGGCAGAAAGCCTTTCCTAGACCCTCAAAAAAGGATATCTGCTCATATCGATTATATCCAGAACAACATATTCATCCCAAGTGATTATGATACGGATATTCTTTTTGAAGCGTTTATTGAAAACATCCTTGACTACAAGGATAAGAATAACATAGAAGCTATAAATTCATTAGCGGCATTATCAGAAAGGGTTAAGAGGGGCTTATATGTCGGATAGATTTTATTCTTAATTGTTTGTTCATCTGAAAATAAGCACTATATTTGTAGCGTATAAAAGAAAATAAAGAGCCTAAGAGCCATTCTCAGTAGAAATACTGGGGATGGCTCTTTTTGTTTGTACAAAAATGAAATATCCTTTATTACAAAAACTTGCTTTTTGGAAATCTAACTGGAATAGCAGTTCGAAATCTTTTTCTATGGTAGGTAATGTGAATGCCGTAGAAAAAGATCAAGCAGGGAACATTTGGTATATAAATGCATTATCAAAAGGACTACAACAAATTATTGGTGGCAAATCTGACGTTTTTGATATGCTTAACCTTGCTGACAAAAGAAAGGCCTTAATAGCCTGCACTCCTTTTGCAACTGTTGTTGAGAGATGCGGTTCTATGTTTTCTAACGGGCGATTTTATGTGACGGATAAAGAGGATAATGAGCATTTGGATGGAGATAATAAATACAATAAGATAAGGACCTTGCTTAAACAGCCTAACCCAATTCAAAGTGGAAAGCAATTTAATAAGCAGGTTGAAATCACCATCAAAACTTTTGGCTTTTGCCCTATTTATACATTTAGAGCTTTGAGATCTGAAATACCGGTTTCGATGTGGATTATTCCCCCTGAGCTTTTCCACGCTGAAGTAGATGCTAACATATGGAAGAAATCAAGATTAGAGGAAGTTATAAAAAAGGCATGGATTGAATGGGGGAGTGAGAATATCTATATAGAGAGTGATGAATATTTTGTTGTATCTGATGCGAGTGCTAATATTAATGTAACTGAAAAAGAGTTGTCTTATATCCATACAACAGACTCTCTTACTAGGCCGGTTAACAATTGGATTGCTCAAATGATTGCAAGAGGAACATTGATCGTTGATGGTGGTCCCAAAGGCGTATTGTGTAACGATGCCAATGGTGATATATATGGGGATAATTCTCTTACTCCAGGGGAGATTGACAAACTAAATGAAAGTTTTAAGCGTAAATATGGTGTTGTAGGTAAACTTTTTTCAGTCCTTGTTACTACCGCAAATGTAAAATGGGTCCCAATTACGGGCAATTCGGAAGATTTAAAATTATATCAAGAAGATAAAGAGTGTCGTAATACCATCTGCAATTCATTGGGGATAAATCCTAATGTTTTGATATCAGATAGCACATACGACAATCAGAACGGAGCAAAACGAGATGCCTATCAAGACTTGATCATACCTGATTCTGAGAATTATTGCGAAGCCCTAACAAAGGCTATAGCAGGGGATGATGAGATAATTATAAGATTGGATTATTCTCATATATCCGTGCTCCAGGAAGATAAGAAAAGTGCTGCAAGTGCTTTATCTCTTGCTTCTAATGCGGTTCGTAATTTATACAATGATGGTATCATAACATTGTCCGAATCCAGGAAAGAAGTAGCTAATTATATAGATATAGATCCGGACAATCCTGAAGGTGACTTTAAACAAGAATCTCAATCAATAGAAAATAATATACAGAATGGCACACAAACTGAAAAATAAGAAAAAAGAATCAATAGGAATGCAGTATAAGGCTTTTTCTTTTGAGACCAAAGATATAACGATCAATTCTGAGAGTCGCAGAATTTCTGGATATGCTGCTATTTTTGGGAACAAGGATAAAGCTGGCGATATCTTAATAAAAGGATGTTTCTCAAAAAGTATACAAGAAAGAGGGCCTCAAAGTAATGCAAATGATAAGATCATCCACCTATGGATGCATAACATGAATGAACCGGTAGGTAAAATTGTTACATTAATTGAGGATGATAAAGGATTATATTTTGAGGCAGATATTGATAAAATTGATTTAGGGGATAGAGAAATTACCCAGCTAGAATCTGGCACAATCAATCAATTTTCTATCGGCTATTCTTACGTTTGGGACAAAGTAGACTATGATTCGGAGAAAGATGCCTTTATTGTAAAAGAAGTCGTATTGTATGAAATATCTGCTGTTTCTATAGGTTGTAATGGAGAAACTTATTATACAGGTTTAAAAACTGCGGAAGAAGTAGAAGATAAAGTTATTGAACTACATAGCGAAATTGAAAATAGTCTGCAGGGATTATCCATTAAAAAGAAAACAGAAATATTGGGCTTATTCTCAAAGTTTAAGGCACTTATGCTAATCAAGCCGGAGGAAGATATGAAAAGTAGGCTTCGTTCACTTGCACAAGATCAAGCCGCCGTAAACCCAAAGAAAAGCTTATTCCATAATGTGAAATTTAAATAACAACTAAAAGAAGTAGAAAGATGAGAAAGTATTTAAGAGTACTGTTTCAAAACAGCATGAGAGGAAGAAAAGAAAGATTTAAACTTTCCTGTTCTTTATTTGCAATTATGGCATTGTCACTAATTGCGGTATTTACTCTTGCCGCTAATCCTGTGGCTGGTGGTGTGTTGTTGTCTGGTCTTGGTTTAATGGCTTTTATCGACGAATCTACGCTTGATGATGATCAGAAAAAGTTTTTCAAGGGGCTGGATGACAAACTGGAAGAGTTGAATGTGAAGTTTTTGAAAGACAAGTTAGGAAAATCGGAATATCTCAAGCAGATTAACGATTTGATAAATAAGTTCAAGCAATTGAATGAAAAGAACATGTCGGATAAGATTGATAAGAAAGACTTTGAAAACTTCAAGAAAGAGGTTTGTGAGCAGCTTGTTAGAATCAAAGGAGCTATGGATAAAACCCCGTCTGGAGAATTTCGTTTAAAATCAATAGATGAGCAGATCCGGGAACAGGTGAAAGAATATATCACAAAAGATCAAAGCGGAAGAGAAATGGTGGACTTAAAGGCGGCTTGCAAATCTTCTCCTGGCTATAAAAAACAATTTAATCTTGTTGTCAAGGCTAATACGCCTATTACATCAACTGTGACGGCCGCATCCGGTGTGACGCTGAGTCCTGGAGTTGTATTTGATCCTACTATTTCCGCGCCGCCTATGGCTGAAAGCGAAATCAGACAATTCGCTAATGTCGCGACTATCAATGCTCGGACATTGGTATATACAGAGCTTAAGGATTCTACAGGAGATGCCGAATGGGTTCCTGAAGGCGGATTAAAGCCTTCAATGACTGCAACAATCAAGGAAGTTGTTGTTAATGCAGGGAAGGTGGCATTGACAGCTACGCTGACGGAAGAAACATTAACTGATCTTCCCCAGTTAGTGGCAGAGGTTCAAGCTGAAATTATTAATAAAATCGGTATTGAAGAGGAAAATGGGATTTTATATGGTTCTGGCTCTGATGGAGAAATAAAAGGTGTTTTCACAGATATCCCCGAATATTCATTAACCAGTATCAAGGTGGACAAACCGAACAACTTTGATGCTATTATAGCAGCTTATACACAAGTTGTTTCGACATCTAAAATGAATTATGCTCCAAATGTCGTCCGCGTTAATCCTATTGATTTGGCGAATATGAAACTGACAAAAGATGCTAATGGCCAGTATCTCTTCCCGCCTTTTACATTACAGGATGGATCTCTTATTTCGGGAGTCCAGATCCGGCCATCCACTTCCATCACGGAAGGTGAATTTGTATTGGGCGATTTTAGATATCTGAACATCCGTGACTATGTAGGATTATCTATTACGTTCGGTTGGGTCAATGACGATTTTCAGAAGAACCAAGTGACAATGATCGGCGAAAAAAGATTGTTGGCTTATATTAAGTCGAATTACAAGACTGCATTCGTCAAGGGTTCTTATGCCACTATCAAAGAAGCTATTGATTCATCTAAAGAAATAGGAGGTTAATATAATGAAAAGAGGAAAAGTAAATAAAAATGATGCAAAGAGTTACAGGTTTGAACCTTCGGATGTATATGAAGTTACCTATATTAAGGCTAAACATCATGAAATCGGAGATAAGGATTATGTTTCTCTTCCTGTCGCAATCATGTTTATAAATGAGGGTAAAATAGCCTCTACTCCTGAAATAGAAGAGGCTATTACAAAATATGGTATGAGCGGCTTGATCAAATCAAAAAATAAAAAACAGTAAATCATGCTTATAGATGAGACATTTTTCACAGGTGAACTTCATATAGAAGGAGTGATTTCGTGTACTGGCGTGCCATCAAAGACTAATGAGGCTTCCAATTACGAACTTAAGTCCTTGATTGCTCAATATGAACTTGAATTTTATCGTAAAATATTAGGTTATGATAATGCAAAAAAGTTTGTTGGGTATATCGAAAGTGGAGAAGGCGAAGAAAAATGGGATAATCTAAAGAACATGTTGGTCGAACAGGTAGGTAATCGGAAGGTATCTCCGGTTGCCTACTATGTATTCTTCTTCTATCTGAGAAAGAATCAAACACAGGCTACGCCTATTGGCAATGTAGAGGAAAGCTCTTCCAATAAAATTTCGCCATGTAATATCAAAATGATAAACGCATGGAATCAGATGGTCTATATGAATAGGTATATATCTGATTATCTATATGATCATAGAGATGATTATGGCGGATATTTTTTTGATGAGCATTTACTGGAATTTATGAATAAGATGGGGATATGATAAATATCGTAGATATATTCAAGGATATTAGCCGTAATACTTCTATAAGTGTTGGGATAGAAATAAATTTTCTATTTGGGGAATGGGCGCAAATAGCACGGGAAATGGAGATATTAAGCAAATCCCCTATCACTGAATCGGGCAAATGGCCACTTCTTGCTCTTTTTACCCCATTTGAAGAAGATAAAGGCGATCTCGATCTATATTGTAAAGCAAATATTGACCTGATGATAGCTACTCGCACGTTATCTGATTATACCAACGATCAGAGGCTTGCTATTTCTTACAAAGAAATCTTACATCCTGTTTACGAACATTTTATTTTAGAATTAGCCAAAGACCAAAGGTTTGATTTTGGATCTAAAAATGTCGTGCCGCACCGGTATGTGGATAATATGAGGTATGGCAGTCGAGGGGTTTATGGTTCTGACGGGAAAAAGCCTTTTGCGGATTTGTTTGACGGAATAGATATATTGGATTTGGAGATAAAAGTAAAGAAACCTAATTGTAGATAAAAATGAAAAAGTACAGAGATTGCGGAAGCGAGATATTTAATACGGGATCAAGCAAATGTCCGTTTGTTCCGGATTATGTAAAAGTGATCATTCTGACACCGGAAGATATGGTGATAAAAGATGATGAACTGGAAGAAAAAATAGAAGAAATGATTCATGCGAACCGTCCGGGGCGTATCTATCCTATAGGACCTATCGCGGAATATGCACCAAGTGGTGGTGAGGCCCAAACGTCTAAACAAGGATATGGTCCTTCTCAAATTACTTCTTACTCGGAGCTTGTTGAAGCCTGGACGCTTGAAAATTACGATGAAGGACTGTTGGCGAATTTAATGAAGCTTAAAAACGAAAGAATGAGAGCTTTATTTGTGGATAAAAATAACGTTGTTTATGGTCAGTATGACACAGATACTACTATTAAAGGCTATCTGATGTCTTCTATTTATCCTTCATCAGTACAACGATTTAAAACGAGTGGAGATAATGCATCTATGGCGGTTAGCCTGGTGTATGATGATGTAGAAAAGGCTTGGATGGAAACCAAATCTCTTCAGGGGGAAACGGATTTGGTTGAAAAAGCCAAAGGGCTAGTGTGGGTAGATGTCGTAAAAGTAGATGATAGTGGATCTAATTATAAGGTAGTTGAACATTATGGCAAATATGATTTGACGACAGCCTATGGGACTTTGCTTGGAAAGACAGAAGGCGTGTGGGGGGATAGTGTTAGTGCTGCCCAATACAATTCTGCGGATGGCACATTGAGCCTGACTAGCGATAGTACACCGACATTATTAAGCCCAGAGCAGTTGCTTACTGCTGGTATTAAAGGTATTGAGCAATGGAAGTCGTAATGAATGGGGTTTCTTTTAATCGGGATTTATGTTCTAAAATGACAAAAAAACAATTTTTGGAAGCCCACGAAAAATCTTGTTTTTTAGATCGTAATATCGAAAATAGAAGAAAGATCCTAACGGATGTTTATAGCATTATAAAAGGTAAATCAGTTACAAACGAGGGGCTTTATTAGGCCCCTCTGTGTTTTAATATGGGTACTATAGAGGGAGTTTCAAATGCCGTAAGGATGTTAAAAAATAATTTCATGCCAGAGGTTACAAATAGCCTTCGTGAAAGTGAGGATCTGATTCATGATTTGATTACCGACCAACTGATGGCCGGACTTGATGAAAATGGAAAACAGATAAGACCTACATATCTTCAAGACTCTTACTTCAGGGAAACGACAAAGACGGAAAAGGCAGCAAGAAAAAAAGCTATGTGGTGGAGAGATATGAAAGAGCGTATCACGCCACCTGAAACGTCCAATCTTTTAAAATTCCCTCCCCGAAATAGAAATACGCCTAACCTTATAATAACAGGTGAGTATCACAGAAGTATCACCCCTATTGTTATAGATGGAAAAGACGGAGGAAAGATTATAACCAGATCTATAGGTTTTTATGCTGGGGATAATGCGCTTGAAGAAAAATATGGTCCATCGCATTTAGGATTGACGAGAAAAGCAAAAAAGTATTTGCTGGATAATCGTATAAAACCAGCGATTGAAAATTTACTAAAAAAATATGGATTCAAATGAATGCGAAAGCACCTTGTAACTGTTCGTCTCAAAATAAGGCTATGGCCAACCGAGAAAATATGAGAAGATTGGCAAGTAAAGCCGCCAGAATGGATCAGCGTATTTATGTTATTATTCGTAAACATGACGATACGTACACTTTCGAACCAATTGACGCAATTGGAACTAACGGAGATATAATAGAATATGTACATTATTTATAACGATCAAAATGGAACTTAATGATTTAACTTTTTCACTTCAGAATGGGGTTTATAAAACTTCTTTTCAGCCAACAGGTGATTTTAGAATACATATTAAACGACAAGCGTCTGGTCGGTTGTCGTTCTTTGAAACAATAACAGGATCTGATCCTGTTGCTTTTGGAGTTATAAATTGGACTCTTCCTAACTTTGAGGCAAAAGTACCCGATGTGAGTCCTGGAATGACCATTATCATTGAAAGTGACACTCCTGTTATAAAATGTCAGTATACTTATGAGTAATTTTATTTTAAAGACTTTAGAAACAAGAGAGTTGAAGCTAAACACGATTAGGCTCCGAGGTTTCTATGGTGGAAAGCTGCGGAAGGGTTCCGGTGGTGGCGGTTCCGGCGACGGTTTCCCGGTGCTTCCGGGCGATGTCACCCGTTGGCATTTCGGCGGCCTGACGAACGAGATGATGGCAGCTATGGACGATCCGAGGATCGAGGATGCGGACCATAAAGGTCGGTTCTTATCCTTCAAGAATTTCGCTTGGTGTGGAATGGGCGGGGTTGGTGGATATAAGTTTAACTTTAAAAATTCTTCTGAATGGAACATTAGTCTAGATCAAGTGAAAGAACATAATGATAATAGAATTGTCATTAACAATCGATTAAAGGCTGTTCAATTATTTTATAGAGGTACGTCTATTAAAATCGTTATTAAATTAACGGGAGTAGAGGAAAACAACAGTAGGCTAAAAATTTATGATAATGTAAATGGATCCAAAGAACAAAATTATAATAAAGATGGCATCTATGAAATTGATTATATCGCAAATGATGGTGCTAAATACGTTTATTTTTATATTACAGGTGGTAATTATGGTGAATTAGATTTACCTATTACCATCGAACAACTACCCCTCTACCCCGGCGCACTCGTCTTTGACGGAGTAGATGATTACGGTACCTGTGATAACTTCCCTATTCTGACTAAGGAAAGGGGATATACGGTTGTGGCGTTGAGACAGTGGATTTCAACGGGTGAAGGAATCCGTGGATTAGTATCTAATGTAAAGAATTGGTTCAAAGATGGTGCCTTCATTTTAGAATATAGTTATACAAAAAACTCCTATTTTAATAGGCCGGTCTCTTTTGGAGCAATAGGGGGTGAAAAGGATTTACCACACATCCTTACTTATCAGACATCTAAAAGTTATAATGGTGTTTCGATTGCAGTTGGTAGTTTTATAGGAACAGATCAGCTATATGTTGGAAAAATAGATAACATCATCGGAAATTGCACTAACGCTGCTATCTGGGAACTTGTATTTCTCGACCACGATGCCACCGAAGAAGAACTGACCAAGATCAAAGACTACTTCATCAAAACCTATCCCTGGCTCTTCCCCGACCAGGCATGGACTGTCACCGGCAAAACCAACGAGGACGAAGATCGTGCTACTATTGCCAACATTACGGGCAATGGTAATGATCTTGTACTGTCTAATTTGGGGTTTATTGAAGGGAGTGGCTACAATGAAGAAGGGGAATATGCTGGCTACCTGGTGACGGATGGGGTGGATGATAAGGTAGTCAGTGCTGAATCAATCGCATTTACAGATACATGGACTATCATAACCGATGCTATATTCTTAGGAGAAAAAGTTGTATCGGCAGGGATTCTTGTTAAAGACATCTTTGGTGTGAGTAACCTCATGGAATATGGAAGAGTTGAAGTCAGTGTGAAAGGTGGCGTATTGTTAAAAGTACCAACACCATCTATTAAGGCTATATGTTCAGATGGTAGAATCTACGATGCTGATTGGAATGAATATCAAGCAGAACCGGGAACTATTAAAGTATCTGAGGGTACATTAATTATTGGAATGTGGTATAACGGAATACAATTCTGTTCAATCGCCTTCAAAAACTTGGGCATCTACAACAACCAGCTCCTCTCCAAAGACGACTGTATCAAAGCCTACAACTACCTCCAAACCCTAAAAGCAAAGTAACATTAAAAATAAATAATAATTGAATATGAAATACGCAATTGTAGACATCGTGTGGTGCAAGTCCCACGGAATAGAAGTCCTGCCGGAAATGAGGACGAGTGTAGACCAGAGCAAGGTAATCTTGCATGAGGAATACCTTGCACCCTTCGATGATGAAGATTTTCCTCGCTATAGTTTTAGCGATCCGTCTTTTGTCGAACTACTGAATAGTGAAGAATGGACTTATCCAGAAGGAGAACAACCCGTAATCAATAGGCAGTTCAGCAGATTATTGGCTTTGGACGAACTGGACAAGGAGGCTACAGAAGAGATAAATACATATGACCTTTCCCCGTCGGAAGCCTTACAGGTCAAAGATCGATACCCCGAATGGGAAACCGGAATAAACGTCAAAACCGGTGAACGATACCGAGTTGAAGATGTCCTTTGGGAATGTGTTAAAGACCATCTCACACAAGATAACTGGAAGCCTAGCACAGCTACCCTAAGCCTGTGGAAAATAGTAGACGCAGAAGAACATTCCGGCACGATAGAAGATCCTATTCCATATAAGCAAAATATGACACTTGAATTTAACAAGTACTACACGCAGGACGGAGTATTGTACCTCTGCATACAGGCTATGACACCGGGACCGTACGATTTAAAGGATGTGCCGGCGCATGCGCAGCCGATAAAGCAATAATGGGGTTTAAATAACTCATAGATCGATTTGGCTATTCCGTGCAATTTGGCTATGTTTGTAACAGCATAACAAAAGATTTAGAGCCTAAGAGCCATACCCGGTAAGAGTCATATCCTGCGGGGTATGGCTCTTTTTGTTTAATTTAAAATGAAAAAGAGATGAAGACAAATCAGGAGATGGTACGCTACATTGATAATTTTTCAGTGATTCAACGAACAAGTGATGGATATTTTGACGGAGGCGAATTACTTCGTCAATGGAATAATGTAGATGAAAATCCAAGAAGACGTATGTCCGAATTTATAGATAGCCCTAAAACGAAAGAGTTTTTAAAGGCCCTATCTGTGGATGAAAGCCATAGGTTAAAAACCGACATTGGTGAAAATCAATTGCTTATAAAGACAAAAGGGAGAAACACTAAAGATGGCAAAACTCCTGATAAAGTTTGGATGAATCCTCTCTTGTTCATCAAGTTTGCCATGTGGATCAATCCAACATTTGAGGTGAAAGTACTACGTTTTGTTTATGACGAGATGATCCGATATCGTAATGACGCGGGAGATGCATACAAAGAACTTTCGTCCGCTGTTATGAAAATTGTCCCAAGCCATTTCATGCCGAAAGCAATGCAAAAAATAGGAGAGGCGTTAAACTGGATCATTTTTAACTCCCACGAAAAGATGTTACGGAATAAGCATGGAGATGAAGCAAGGTTGCGTGAGTTATGGCAATTAGAAAAGAAAATTGCTGGCTTGATAGAAGAAGGATTTATATCAACCTATGAACAGTTGATATCATATCTAAGAAAGCTGTATCGTAAAAACTGGGAGCCAAAAGTACTAACGGTATAAAACATTTTTTGATAAGTCTTCATATAGATCATGCTGGTCTGTGAAGATAGGCATGAATATTTTTTAACTTGAATTTTGATATGGCAAAGTTATACACGAAATGCGATGAGATACCTCTCTGTAGGTTCATAGAGGCATACAATGGGAACTTGAAAGCGTTGATAATTTCCGGGAGGTCTTCGGACAAAGAGTTGCGTTTGATTTTCAGTAGAATCATGGATGAATATAACCAAATTATAGAAAATAAAAATTTACAATTCGCAGTTTCTAAACGTTCTTTGATCATAAATTATTATACTAAAATATCCATTATATCAGCTATATTAAATTTTATAAAACTAGGTGAAATAGATAAGATCTCCGATTTGCTCACTATTGTTGACATAAAAAATGTGAATATTGAAACAGTTGCGGATGCGGAGAAATTGATAAATAAAATAGAATCCTCATTGGCTTATATTAGGTTAAGATTGAAAATGGCTCAAGAGCAGCTTGATAGTACCAGTCAAATCAATAGAAAGGTAGATTTTACTAAAGAGCGAATGATTTTATCGGCTCATTTCAAAATGAGGATAGATGACAAGACATATACTGCGTCAGAATATGCAAACCTTATTAGATTAATGTTGAACGAAATAGAGGAGGTTAAAAAATATGGCAAATGAAACAAAAATAACGACAATCGTTGGAAAGGAGGCTTTTAGCCAGCTTGAAAAACTCGATGATTTAATAGGGAAGGCAAACGATTCGTATTTGATTGCGGCAAGAAATATGGCTAAGGGGTTGTCTTTTGAGCCTAAAAACATGTCCGAGTTGATTGAAAAGAATAATCAGTACATGGCTTCCCTAAAAGAGATACAGAAAGCTGAAACTGAAATTAATCGATTACGTCAAGAGAAGAACAAGGTAATACAGGAAGGGGTTAACGAAGTAATGGCCCAGATTAAAGCCGATCAAGAGGCGGCACGTATAGCTAAGGAAAAAGCCAAATTGGAAAAAGAGCAGTCGAAAGTATCAAGAGAACTTGCTGCTACAGAAAAGATTAGAAAGCAAACTTCAGAAGATCTAAGTAGGGCTAAACTGGCTGAAGAACGAGCAACAATGGCAGCATCTAAGGCGGATAAATTACATGCTCAAAATGTGCAGTTGACTTCAGAACAGGTTGAAAACCTAATTTTAAAACTTGACACAGCAAATCTTTCTTACAAAGAGCAAGCTCGCATATTAAGTCAATTGAAGGCTTATTCCAAAATTCAAGTTGGCGGTATAGATGCAGTTAATCCCAAAGTGCTTGAGAATATCCAGAAATTGGATAAACTATTGAAAGAGCAAGATGCTAAAATGGGGGTATATGGCCGAAATGTAGGCAACTATGCTTCTCATTGGGATGGGTTAGGAAATGCAATCAACCAGTTAAGCCGAGAAATGCCTGCATTTGCAGTATCTATGCAGACAGGATTGCTTGCGATCAGCAATAACTTGCCTATTCTAGCTAATGAAATAGCCAGGATACGACGTGAGAATGTCGAATTAACAAAAAGCGGTCAAAAAGCAGTGCCGGTATGGAGGCAGGTCGCTGGGAGTTTGGTTTCATGGCAAACATTGTTGTCTGTAGGTGTTACGCTGCTGACTGTATATGGAGATAAAATATTTGATTTTGCTGCTAATCTATTTAAAAGCAAGGATGCTTCAAAGGCTGCATCTGATGCATTGGAAGACCTTAATTCAACAAGTGGTAAGTTTTTCGATGAGTTGAAAAATTCAGCATCCACCTATGGACAGAATGTTGTTTCCATTAAGAAGCTACAGGATGAATGGAATAGTCTGGGAGATAATCTTGATAAGAAGAAGCAATTTATCATTGACAATGAGTCTGAGTTTAAAAAATTGGATGTTTCTATTACTAATGTGAATGAGGCAGAGAATTTTTTAGTTAATAATACTGACGCATTTCTGAAGGCGCTTGAGCAAAGAGCGAAATATACAGCTGCATCAAAATTAGCAGCAGAGAAATATGCAGAAGCGTTAGAATTAGAAGCAGAAGCAGAAATGAGGGAAAATAATCCTAATTGGTGGGATAAGCTCAATCCTCATAAAATACTTGACCCAACAGCCGCTTCTATGGCTGCATTAACGGGACAATTTGTTTTCTTTAATGAGTCATCTGAAAAAGCAGGAGATAATGCAAAAAAAGCAGCAGATGGAATAAGGGAGCAAGCTAAAGCTGCAAAAACGGCGGCTGATATTTATGTAAAAGCAATGTCCGACGCGCAAAAGGAAGAAAATAACATACTTGCTAAATCTGGAATCAGTAAATATTTAGAGGAAGAGAGAATAAAACGTGAGGAAGAACGAGCAAAACGTGAAGCTGAACGAAGAATGAAACTCGAAATGGAAGCCGAACGGACAATCCAGGAAGCCCGTATAAAACTGATGGATGAAGGTTTTGAAAAAGAGATAGAGACTCGTAATGCCCAATATCAAAAGAAAATAGATGATGTAAAGACAAAAGGAGTCCGTGTCAATGAGCAGATTGCCGCAATAGAGGCCATGAGAGACAAAGAATTGTCCGATTTTAGGGAAGAATACGAGGCCAAACGTGCAATGATTGATGCGCAAAATCGAATTTCCTATGCTAAAAAGGGTAGTTTGCAAGAGCTTGATGCACGGCTGGACATTCTTGAACTCCAAAAAGCCGCAGAATTGAAAGAAGCAGAAAAGACAGGAGCTAGTAAGTTGGCAGTAGAGGATAAGTACTTAAAACTTATAGAAGATGCTTATATGGAATTTGGTAAAGTACAACTCTCCCGTCAGCAATCTCAAAACGAGTTAGAATTGTCAGATCAGCAGATTTTCTTGAACAAAGAATTATCTATGCTTGAACAGCAATATTCTAAAGGAATAATCAAGAAACAAGCCTACGAAAAGAAGAAAGCAGATTTGCAATATCAATATGCAGTTCAAGCCCTGCAACAGGAAATTGATCTGCTAGAGAAGAGTTTGTACCTGTTTTCTGGAGACGAACGCTTGGAAATGGAGAAAAAAATAGCCCAATTAAGGGTCCAGCTATCAAAAGAAACCACTGATAAAATAAATGCAGATGCAGAAAAAGAACTAAAAGAAAGGCAAAAGGTAGAGGAAGCAAAAAAGAAGTTGATTCAAGAAGCTGTAAATGCCATAGCAGAAATAGGATCTTCTATGTTTGACCGTAGAATACAAGAAATAGAAGCTGAGATTGACGCTAATCAAGAGGCTTATGATAAGAAGGTTGAAGAAATTGATGCTTTGGCCGAAAAAGATGTTATTACAAAAGAAGAAGCAGAAGCCCGTAAGCGCGTAGCAGAGGAACAATCGTCTGCAAGAAACGCCGAACTTGAAAAGAAAAAGGCTGATTTGCAAACAAGACAGGCACGATTTCAGAAAACAATAGATATTGCTCAAACTATAGCATCCACTGCGCAAGCTATAATGACCGTATATAAACAACTTGGAATATTTGCAGGCCCTATGGCTGCGCTTGTTGCTGCAACGGGTGCTATTCAGCTTGCTACCATTATAGCCCAGCCTATCCCTAAGTATGCAAAGGGCACTGATTATCATCCCGGAGGTTTAGCTATTGTCGGTGATGCCGGTAAACATGAAGCTGTTATATCTGGAGGTAAAGCGTACATTACTCCTGACACGCCGACATTGATGCCTATACCTAAAGGGGCAGAAGTTTTGCCAGACATTAACGATCCTGAGTTTTATTCCCGTTTTATGGATAACAGTTATTGGTTGACTCATAACAAAGCCGGGGAACGGGTGCAGATAGTGAACCACTTTGATGCAGAAGGCATTATTCAAGCAAGCAATAAGACGAACAACGACCTAAAGAAAGAGATTCGTTCTTTGGGCAGGATCATATCTAAAGGGCAACGTAGAACAGAATACAACTCGTATAAAAACTCAAAATTGAATTGATATGATACGTGTACAGTTATTAATAGGCGGAAAGAAATACGAAGCCACCAACGATTTAGTTAATTGGGAAGATGTTGAAATATCGATAATGAGAAAAGACTTTGGGGGTGTATATAGGACGTTTGGCGATTCATTTGAGTTTGCCGGTGATTCTTATATGCTCTTGGAGAACGAGTTCTTGACAAACTATCTGAATGCTTCTGCCGTGATAGTCATTGGGGTATTGAATAATTCTTGGACATATAATGAGAAGATCCGGTGTAATCTTGATTTTTCTTCATACCAAAATAATGGCAACACTATATCCATAAAGGCTATAGATAACAGTGCGGAGGCTATAATCAATGCTAACAAGTCACAGGTGTATGATATCCCTGTTTCAAGTCTCAAATCGGATGAGCTGTATTATGATCGCATGGAGCTGAACAACAAAGCGGATTTTGTTGTGATACCGACCGAAGAACAGACTGATGAAGGTATTTATAAAATAAGTTTGCCTTCCAATTTTATCTTAGGAGAATATAATTTCCCGGTTGGATATACTACAACTAATTTTCCCGTTAAAAACAAAATTGATGTTGGGGACGTTAATATAACAGCTCCAGACAATGCTAATTTTTATTCTGGGTATATGATTAAGGCGTTAACTCGCATAAGCATACAATATCGAATGAGTTTTGATGTATATGCTACAATAACAAATGGGAATGCAAGTAAATTGCGATTGGAAATCGCCAAATATGCAAGGGTGAAAGACGGAGACAAACCTACACCTGTAATAATAGATTCTATATCCATACCTTTTAAGAGTAAAATCAGCATAGATAAGGCATATGATGTTGACTTAAAGGAGGGGGATAGAATTATAATGTGGATAGGTCAGGGTGATAGTTATGCCCTTTGGGAGGGAGATGTTATAATGACGGTTTCGAATGTAAAAGAAATTAGCGTATCTTATAAAGGTAGAAACAAACCTGTTAATTTCGATGTTTTCACCCCTAATAAATTACTCACCTCCATACTGTCCAATATGGGCCTTACCGATATGACCGGAGAAGTAAAGGAAGGTGATATTACGATACCATATATGATAGCAGCGGAAAGCATCAGAGATATCAAGAATGCAAAAGTCCATACCTCTTTCAGTAAATTTTCAGAATGGGCAAAAGCATGTCTTGGATATTACTACAAGATAGAGGGCAAGAAGGTTATATTTTGTCATTTGACTGAATTATATGATCCAGAGACGGTGAAAGAACTTGAGCATGTGAACGGGCTTGATATCTCAATTGACAACTCCTTGGTATACTCTGGGGTAGATGTGGGCTATGAGAAGAAAGATTATGATGAAATAAACGGTCGTGACGAATTTCATGTAAAGAACAGCTTTTCGACCGGTATTTCAATCAACGATAACATATACAAACTTATTAGCCCTTATCGTGCTGATTGTTATGGAATAGAGTTCTTGGCGCAAAAAAGAGATGAAGAAACAAAGGATGATAGTTCGGATAATGATTTGTTTTTTGTTGATGCTGTTTCTGTTTTGGATCCTTCTACATCTTCGATAAAGTTAAAATTAAACAGGCAAGGAGATCGGCCTTCCGGAGTATTATTTCCTTCTTCAGTATTTAATATTGCATATTCTCCAAGAAGGATGTTGCTTGCAAATAAGGATATATTATCATCTTGTACAAGCAGACTTGAGTTTACTGCTTCTGAAGGGAATGCTGATGCGGTTTTATGGAGGGAAAGTGAAAAGTCCCCCGTTGTATTAGACAGTCGTTATTTTAGAGTTGAAACGCTTAAAGTTGAAACGATAGGGCTGTCGCCATTTCCTGTTTTATATGATGGTCTTATATCTTTTAATTATAACGGCAAAAAGTATACCGGTTATGTTTCCGATATAACAGAGCTTCTGGGTAAGAGGCAGACAACGGAATATACTTTGATATGTAAAAATATCGATTAATGTTGTCTTTATTCTGAATAATTACTACATTTGCAAACATAGAGCCTAAGAGCCGCATACGTAGTTAACGCTGCGTATACGGCTCTTTTTGTTTGTATAAGCGTATGATAAAAATAAGCAGTGTATCTCCTTTGATATTTGACGTTGAAAGTACAGGCTTTGAACATTCGATCGATTATGTTCAGAAGTTTGAAAGGGAAGATATACCTATCCTTATACAGATCGTAGATGTTCCAAACAAGACATTTACCATGTTACTTGTTGATTTATATAATGGGACTTCATATCAAATATCTCCACAAAAATACGAGATTAACGATTACAACACGTTGTACGAATTTACGATAAGTCCTTCAAATGATGGAACCTATCAAGTTCGAATAACAAATGAGGCTGAAGAGGCATCAGTTAGTTTGCCCTTCTGTGTACATAGTTCATCGTATACTCCATTTACAATGCAAATAGAATATACAAATGCAAATAATCAACAAGCATTTGGGGCTGTATTTGATGTATCAGGGAATAAACGTGTATTTAAAACACGTGTAGAAGGAGGGTTTAAATCTGATAGCCGGCAATTAGCTGTTGAAAGCGAACAATTCAGAACTCAAAAGCAAGAACCTATCAATCTATATTCTGTTCCCTATGAAAAAAGGACACTTACGATTGGTGATAATGAAGGTGTCCCTTTTGAAATGGCCCGGCTTTTAAACAATATCTTTTGCTTGTCTTCTGTGAAGATTGATGGAGTGTCTTATACCAGAAGTGAATCAAGCGTACCGGAACAACAGGTTATTGCCGAGAGATATCCACAGTTCAATTATACTTTAACGGTGGAATGCTCCGAAAATGTTTCTTACAATGGTTTTACCGAATATCCAGATGGATCTGGTATTGTTGGAGAAGTCAGTTTAAACGTTTCTAATGCTAAAGACGGTCAAGTTTTAGTCTTTGACGGAAACGAAGGAAGTTTTGTTAACCAATCACATCTTGATTCGCTATGAGTATAAAAAAGTTAACAAAACGAATATGGTACGGGTCAGATACTACGGTAGACAGTGAAGGGAAAACTGTTGCTGTTGCTCCCCCTATTGCCACCAATGACGGTTCTGAGGATTGGGATTTGAATGGTCTTGTAAGAGGTGAATTATATCTCAATGATAATAAAGATGATCCTGCTTTGTTTTGTTTGGGTAGTGATAATTTACCCAAGCGAATAGGAGGTGGTACAGCTTCAGGAGGTGGAGGAATTGTAAATGTAGATGTAGACGTAAAAGAAGGAAGAGGCATTGATGTAAAAAAAGATTTGATTGGCGAAACTGTTATTTTCACGGTTTCGCATGAAGATACATCTTCAGCAGTTTCAACATCTAATTTTGACGATTTATTTGTCCAAAATATCGGTGTTGATGATTTTGGACATGTAACATCTGTAGAAAGTGCAAGGCTGGCGACTTATCTTGATGAGCGATATCTTCGCAAAGATATCGACGATACCGCCCACGGGAATATACTTTTTGACAAGAAGATCGGCTCGTCCATTTTCATAGATGGCTGGGAAGGTAAAGGCTGGGAGATCCAGAGTACGGGCGCCGCCATATTGGATTCGCTTCGTGTGCGGAGTGATATCTATATAGGGGGGCGTATGGGTTCTCCTTCTTTTATATCTGGTTTCCCCGAAGGTACAGGATGGGATTTATCCCCTTATACGATAACTAATTCCGCAGGAGTAAAAGAAACCAGATATCGCCTTGAAATAGATGATATTGTAGCCAGAAAAAGTGCTCGTTTCTATGAGATGATCATATCTCAATTGAGAGGCGAGAATGATAATGTTATGTTTTCCGGCCAAATGAAGGTTGCCTATTATGATTCGGCAGCCGGACGTCTTTATTTAGACACAGAACTTGGTATTTTATACAATCCTTTTAAGCCGGGTGACTTATTGGAAGTACAACGTTATAACGGAATACCTTCCTCTGACAATAACTATTATATTACGAAACAGTATGAACTTCAAGTAGAAGAAGTTGGTATTGGATCGCTTGCCGATGGAGAAGATAGATTGGATTGGATTACATTTAAAAATTTTGTTGGAAATCTGTCCCAAATCGCAGAAGGAGATGTTTTGACTCGTGTAGACTCCGCTACGGATTCAACAAGGAAAGGTATAGTCAAAATAACAACTATAGATGAACTTGGAACTCCTCATATAAGTGCCATATATGGCATGAAAACGAATCCAGACGATAGCCTTTTAGCTCGTTTGGGAAATTGTGCTGGCGTGAGGACAAAGAATGGCATACAATTGACCGAGCAAGTAGGTTTATATGCCCGTGGAGCTTTTTTTGAAAATTCAACTATTGTTTTACAAAACGGAGATACCATTGAGCAGACCTTTATTGCCATGAACGGCAAGTTTGAAAGCCTTATTGATAGTATCCGTAACGACATATCCGCAGAAGGAGGTAACATCCTTGTAAACTCTTCTTTCAGCCAGAATACAAACTATTGGACAGCTGCAAATAACGTTCATTTTATCAATGTAGGTGGAGAATATCTTTGGTTGGACGGTAGCTTCTATGTAGAAAAGGATCAAGTTGCCGATATTTATAATGACAACGGTCAAAACGTTCTGCGAATAAGGAACACGTATATCCTTCAGCAGAATGCTATAATGAATATCCCGGATCACACGGAAGAAGAAGAAAAAACGTATTCTTTCTCTTTGTTCTATAAGGTGCTCCGTCCCGGTTCTTGCGGTTTCGGTATTCCGGGAACCGAGTTGTATCACGAAGAACAGCTACCGGAAAGCGACAGCTATCAAAAGCTGTCTAAGGTCGGGAAATGGAACGGGAAAGGTGATTTTGAACTGAGGTTCACCGGTGAGATACTTATTTATGGTGTAGGGCTGTTTTCTGATGAGATTGCGGATGCTATTGTCAAGTTACAGACACAGATCGACCAAACAGACGAATACATCAAGCTGTTGGCTACTAAAGATTATGTAGATAGTGAAACGGGAGAAATCTATGTGCACTTTGACAGTCAGTTGCAGATTACCGCAGAACAGATGTCCGGTATATCTACGAAGGTGGATAATATCAACAATACGATAGAAAGTGCCGGGTGGATCACGCAGGCGGATGGTGTTACTTTGTTTGCAAAGAAGGAAATGGAAAGCGGAAAGGCTATTGTCAATGCGATCAATGTCGGAACTGGTGGTATCTTGATTCAGGCAAACAGAATCAATCTTGTTGGGGCTGTTTCGTTTACTATGCTTTCCGATTATACGGATGTCAACTCTCGTATAAATGGAAAAGTAGATGAATCCGACTTGGGCACATTGGCTTATGCTAGTTCAATCTCTAAAAATAATTTTGCGTCCTCATTGTTACAGGAATTTAATGGCAAAGCGAACAGTTCGTCTTTAAAGGCTCTAGCTTATTTAGATAAGGTTGAACAAGCACAATTAGGATCAACGATTATATCTGGTGGTCATATAATAACATCGCTTATTGATACAGACAGTATATTTGCTAACATGGCAAGTATTGGAGGCTTTACAATAGAGAATAATGGAATATTTTCAAATAGTAAATATTCAGGTGAATCATCTTCCAAGTTCTTTCTTTATTCTTCAGGAAGTAATGCCTTTATGGGTTTTTCATCTTCCGGTAAATGGGCCGGCTTGGGGCTGAATACCTTGCCATCTACGCTCGGAGGAACAAGTGTTTTGATGCGTCTCGAATATACAACTAGTCATAACGATATAAATTATGGGGCTGTAATAGATGTACATGGTGGAAGACGTAATTATGCACTTTATTGCACCGGAGGATTAAAGGTTAATGGTCCTGTATCGGCTGCAAGATATATTAGGCCGAATACCAAAAGCGATGCGATAATAAACGATATCGGTTACATGGACACCTTTGTTTTCCAAACAACCACATATTTGAATGTATATCTTCCATCAAGAGCTACATTGGCTGCAAAGATGGGAAATGTATATGTCGAATACGGAGAATCATGGTCTGAAGTCGGTTATAATTCCGTCGTGTTTATCCATGTCATAGTTTCAAGATACTCTTCCGAGGCTATACGTGTACGCCCAGAAAGCTCTGATACGCCATTGGTGGACAATAATGGAAACGCGACAGATGGTTTTGATATGGGAAAAGGAGATTGTGCAACATTTGCATATTTTAATAGTAACTGGTATATATTCAATAGAATGTACACATAAAAACAAATCATTATGAAACAAGTAAATTTCAAAGAGTTAAATGTAGAAGTTGGAATTGATCAGTACCAAAATCATGATCTTCGAAAGGAGATTGGGAACGCTCTGCACCGTGCATCGGAGAGTGTCCCAATGAGTGAATTGGCACGCAATATTTATTATTCAGAAGGGGATATCAAAATCCCTGATGAAGAATTTGACGAAATGATGAAACTCATCAAGCCGGGCTTCAAAAGATTTGTATTAGACAGTATTGTGCGTTCAGCAACAGAAGTCGAAACAGAAACTAAAGATAAGGAGGAATAAGTTATGGCGCTCGAACAAGTATCATCAGTGGTCAAGAGCACGTACCTGAACAATGTGGCAGGTTACGAAGTGCAGTACAATGTAGCCCATGACGAAGGTGAAAATGTTAAGTCGGTAACAGGCACAGTCAAGAAGGCTGATGTTCGTTTCGGTTACATAATCATCAATGCAGACGGGACCAAGAATATATCATTTGACAAGCCTATCCCGGATGCCGATAGCGAGGCTATATATACAGCAGCATTGGCGGATGCGAAATCAATTTTTGAACAGAGGAATAAAATGGAGTAGCACTTATGGCAGCAGGAGATATCATATTATCAGATGGGACAACGATCACGCCGGAAGACTTGCAGAAGATTGCGGCAGCGGTGGAGGATTTGATTGCGTCTACGGCGAAAGATCCGGGGCAGTACGAAGAGGTTGATTCTCTTGTGGGAATTTCGTCTTTGCCGACCTTTCAGCAGTCGGGAAACACGTTTAAAACGGTTCGTGCAACCATCAAAGCGTTGCAAGGCGTGGATGGTAAAACCCCGCAGTTTAAAATTGGTACGGTATCAGAAGGAGATTCTCCATCTGTTACATTGACACCTGGAGGTGCGGACGGTTCGGGAAATCCGATATACAATATCAATCTTGTACTGGCAAAAGGCAACCCCGGTGATCCGGGTACAGACGGGAAAACTCCCAAGTTTGAAGTCGGGGAGATTGTTACATTGGAACCGGGACAGCCTGCTACCGTACAAATATCATTTAAAGAGAATGATGTTGATGACTCTCCGATATATGAGATTTCTATGTCGTTGCCTAAAGGTAGTAAAGGCGATGTCGGGGATAGTGGAAAAACTCCCATCTTAGAATCCGTCAACGCCACCTCTGGTGAAACCCCTTCCGGCAGCTTTACCAAGAACGGAGTAGACGAAGAAGGCAATCCCAAATACATTCTTAACCTGACTACCCCTAAAGGCAAAGATGGTCAGCCGGCAGTCTTTGAACAGGGGACAACGACAACTCTTAATCCTTCAGAAGAAGCCAGAGTTGAAGTTGTGGAGAATGGAGAGACGCCCGAAGGTAACCCGAAGTACATTTTGAATTTCTTCATTCCCCGTGGTCAGACGGGACCCGCCGGAGCAGGGACGGGTAATGTGCTTGTTGACGCTGCTGGGCTTGTTTCAGGAAAGAAATATCTGTTTGTACCGGATTCAGACAACAGTTCATCCGGTACGTTCACGGAATATGTCGAACCGGTCATACCAACCAAAACAAGTGATCTGACCAACAATAGCGGTTTTATCACAAAAGCGGTAAACGATTTAACAAATTACTATCTAAAGTCTGAAACATACACAAAGGAAGAAGTCCAGTCTTTGATATCAGCCATTAATAGTGTAACGCTTCAGAAGGTTGATTCTCTCCCGGAACCGGGGGAAAGTAATGTTATCTATCTTGTCCCCAAATCCGGGTCGGGAAACGATATCTACGACGAGTATATCTTCATAGACGGGAAGCCGGAGCATATTGGCAGTACGCAGGTCGACTTGTCGAACTATGTGCAGGAAGCTCCAAAGGACGGAAAAACCTACGGGCGTAACAATGGGGCGTGGTCGGAGATAGTGGCGAGCAATCAGTACCTTGACTTGACAACTTTATTCCCAAATGAAAGCGGTACATTATCAGATGAAGATTATCAAAAAATAGTTGATGCGTGGGAGAATAGGGTATCTTTAGCACGGGTCTATAGTTCATATGTTTCTATGGTGATCGAAAAAAATGAAGGAGACTATAACATAGCGATAAATATGACTATGTATGACCCTTTTGGGGTGTCAGTAAGTGTAGTGACTACCTCGATTGATACAGATAAAACATATACGAGAGCTGCGACCTATTTGCCACTTTATAATAACGGTACCGGTACAAAATACCTCTCCGACAACGGTGAATACCTCACTCCCCCTATCGCTACCCTCACCACTGCGGGGTATATGTCGGCGGAGGACAAGAAGAGGGTGGATGATATAGTAAACTTCGGCACAGGGAGTAATACTGTCACCACTCTTGTGAATATACCGACAAGCAAGAGGTTGGTTAAGGCTACCCTATCCTCCGCTTCAAACCTGTCGATAAATGAGTCTGCAAGGGCACTGAATGTAGGCGAAGAGATATATCTTGATTGTAATCCTACCGCTTCTTTTACGCAGCCTATCCCTACTACTGGCAGTTTTAGATCAATGTCCGGTAGTTCTATTACCACTACTTCCGGCGTGCCTTTCGAGATGTCTATTTTGAAGATCGCTACGAGTGGTGTCATGTATTCAATAACCGTTAAAGAGAAGGATTGATATGTTGAGAAGAAGGACGATAGGAAGTAAGAAGTTAGTATTCTTTCAGAAGCGGTTTTATCCGGCAGGAAATTACACATGGACGGTTCCTGCGGGATGTAGGGAGGTTGATGTGTTTCTTGTCGGAGGTGGAGGAGGTAGTGGATATAATGGGAATGCTGCTGGTGCCGGAGGAGGCTATACAAAGACTTTCAAAAAAGATACGACAGGATGGAAAGATGGTGATGCTATACCTGTTACACCAGGTCAGGCAATTCCAATTATAGTTGGTGCAGGAGGTAACGTTAGAGCTAATGGTGGTTATTCCCAGTTTCTAAATACCAGCTATAGAGCCAGTGGCGGTTATACGAACAATAAAGGATGGGACAATTCTGGAAATGGTATGGGATATGTTGGGGGAAATGGTGGATCTGGCGGTGGTTGTGATGAAGGTATGGGAGCAACAGGTGCAGGAGGCTCGGATGGAGGAGACGGATCTACATATTTGTATGGTGCTTATAATAAAGGTGAAGGACAAGGCCATACGACTCGAGACTTTGGAGAACCGACCGGCAAAAGAAATGCAGGAGGTGGTGCTGGTGCCAGAGGAACTAATAATATAGGAGGTGTTTCTGATTATAAGGAAGGTTCCGGTAACGGGGGGGCTTTAGGTGGTGGTGGGTATGGTGGTGGAGCTGGTGCAACATCGTTAAGAGGTGGTGATGGTACTGTCCTGATCCGATACTGGGCTTACGAAGAATAAAAACAAATATAAGTGATATGAGTAAATATATATACATACAAAAAGACGCAGCAAACATATATGTCACAATGCCGGAAAAGCTTGATACAGCAAACAACGATATCGGCACAACATGGGAGGATTATATTGCAGGAAAGTACGTTTTGCTGACAGAAGAACAGATTGCCTTTAAAGAGGCAAACGAAGGTGCATCCGTAGAAGAAGTGTTCAATATGCAATTGACACCCATTCCCGAACCGACACCGGAAGAAAAACTTCAAACTGCAAAAAACTTGAAGCGTCAGGAAGTCTACAACACCGACTACCGGCACTATTACATAGAGGACAACGATGTATATACATACGACCGTTTGTCTCTAAAAGACCAGTGCTCTCGGAAGGATACGGTTGAAGTAAACGGGAAATCGTATAAATCATCTCTGTTATTGGAAGCTCTCAATGAGATGGCAGACTACAATGATATCTGTATAGGCCTATCAGAAAAGTTACTCTCTGATATTGAAGCTGCCGAGACAGTGGAAGATGTAGAAGCGATTGAGGTGACGGGCTACCCCGATGTAATCCATAGGACAACAGCCGAATTACAGGAAGCTGTAAACTACACGGAAACGCACGATTCAGAGAAGCAGTTATCCCGTATCACCCGTAAATCTGTGTCTGCAATGTCACTGACGGATGATGAAGCGATTAGTGCCAAATACGCACATGCGGAATGGAAAGAATTTATTAACGGGAAGTTGGATACCGGCAACCGGGTAATTAACGATGACTGGTTATGGAAAGTCCGGCAACCGATAAATCCGGTTCTTGAAATATATCCTCCTTCGGTAGATACGGCTGCCCTTTATGAGCGCATGGACGAAAATCACAAAGGCACTGAATACGATCCCAAACTCTATGCGCCAGGCATGACGCTTGAACAGGGAAAGTATTACACGGAAATGGAAGACGGCGTAAGGAAGAAATATTACTGCTTTTATGGTACGATTAATCCGGTATATGCCCATTTGAAAGAATTGATTAACATAAATGTAAGATTGGTATGATAACTATTTTGACGATTATTTCAATGCTTGTTATTGCGGCCTACACGGCTGCCGTGTGTGTAAAGACTAAGGGTGTACCTTATTCCATAAGTGCTACCTATTACTATCTGGAGCATAAATTGTGGTTTATGGCAACGATGTGGCTGACTGCCGGTTTATTGATGCCTGCAATATTGGAGGTAAGTAAACCAAACACGGAATGGATTGCATTTCTGTCCTGTGCTGGCATGTTCTTTGTTGGTTCAGCTCCCAATTTCAAAGATAATTATGAGAGCAAGATACATTCTGCTGGAGCAATCATCTGTATTGCCGGATCGCAACTTTGGGTGGCATTGAACCTCTGGCCAATGTTGTTAGTATGGCTTACCTATGTAGGGCATACTGCATTAAGCATTGCCAAAGAAAAAGAAGGCACATTTTGGTATAAGTTCTACCAGAGCAAGCCGATGTTCTGGATTGAGATAGCTGCCTTATTATCCACTTATTTTACCGTGTTATTCAATATGTGATATTATGCAAAGATTAATTCCATATATACAAGATTTTACCGGCTGGGTACAGGCTGTTTCTATTGCGGTAATTGCTTCAATGTTAGATTTTTTCGCACCTATCGAGCATTTTCTTATAGTAATACCTGTAATGGCTACCATAGATATGTTCTGGGGGCTGGCAGCCGATGATTTGCGTTTTAGGAAAAGTAAATTTTTTAGGACGATAATCTATCTTCTGATTTACCTTTTGATCCTGCTTATTGCTTTTTGGATTGGTATAATGATGGAGCAGGATAAAGACAGTACAAAAGCCTTTATCAGTTGGATAACGTGGGTAGTAGTGTATTGTTATGGTCTGAATATACTGAAAAACATGCACACGGTATATCCAGACAATAAAGTTATAGCCTTTTTGTATTGGGTTGGATCGGTTAAGTTTCTAAGTAAAGTAAATTATCTTGAAGAATATATGAAATCAGTAAAGAAAAAGGAGGATAGGAAATGAATATAACAGAGAATTTTACATTGGAAGAATTTATGCATAGCGATACTGCTATTGTAAAAGGAATAAAGAATGATCCGGGATCGCGTGAGAAACTGGCTATCACCAATCTGTGTGCAAAATTGCTACAACCATTACGGGATGCTATCGGCAAGCCTATCTCCATTAATTCAGGTTACAGATGCCCAGAGTTGAATGCGGCAATGGGGGGTGTCCCTACATCTCAACATCAAAAAGGGGAAGCAGCCGATTTGAGTATTGGTGGAAAGGCCGGTGATTTATTGGAAGTATTGGAAGATTCCGGTTTGCCGTTCGACCAGGCCATCCTATACCGTAAAAATAACTTCCTTCATGTTTCGCTAAAGCTAGAAGGAGAACAAAGAAAACAGATCATCATCAAGAAATGAAAGCCTGGTATGCCATATCTGTTTTATTTCTTTGCTTTGCTTGTTTTTTTGCTGGAAGGTATTCGGTAGAAAAGCAAATAGAGGTAGTCAAGGAAACAGACACGATCAACAAATCTGTTCCCGAACCTTCTTACATTCTTGATGTGGAGGAAATCGAGCTACCTTACCCGATTTTCGTTTATCAGAAGGGTGACACGGTAAAGGAACTTGACACAATTTATATCCCGTTACCAATCCAGAGAAAGGTTTATGAGACAGATTTGTATAGGGCGGTAGTCAGCGGTTATAGACCCAATCTCGATTCGATGATAATCTACCATAAACGAGAGATTGTACACCAGAAAGACCGTCGCTGGGGATTAGGGGTAATAGGTGGATATGGAATAGGCAAGAATGGCCTTTCTCCGTATATAGGAGTAGGCCTATATTATAG